CGGTGTCCAGCCCGGCGGCAACTCTTTGAAATATGATACGACATCGGAAAATCCCGCCGTCTCGACCATGCGCGCCAGCGTGTTGCGATACTCCTGCAAACCGACCAGCGGGGTATCCAGCATGCCTTGCTGCACGGCGGGCGCCAAAATCTGTTCCTGCTTGCCGGCGATCGTCGCCAGCATGGCCAACCGCTCGGCCGGCGTGCCGCGTTGCCCGACATTGACCTGCATACTCCACTGCATCGACAACGCGCGCGGATCGATCGTCACCCACGCGCCACGGATCGACAGAACATTCGGCCGATCCTGTTGTTTCGCCAACATCCGCGCCAGACCGGCGTAGAGCGGCGCCAAGCCGGTTTCCGCCATAGTGCGCGCGATCATATCGATGCGGTCCTGGCTGGCAGAGGTTTGCGCGTCGACCGCCGTGGGCGTGGTGGATTGCAAGCTGTCGGCGGTCAGGCCCTGCGACGTGCGTGTGATGCCGGTGCGGCTTTCGCGAATCGCTTCGAGCTGTTCGAGCACCGGCAAGGCGGCGGCGCCCTGAAACGGCTTGGTCAGTTCTTGCACCGCGCCTTGAGTCGTCACCCGGATCAGCGAGCCGATCGCGGTCTGCCGCGCGTCCTCGATGTTCACCGCACCGAGCTGAATCACCGTGCGCGGGAAAATCGACTGCCCGAGACTGTCCAACACCGCGCGCATGACGCGGGTTTCGGTGCGTTGCAGGTCCATGACCATATCGGCTTGGCTGTAACCGATAATGCGGCCGGGCTCGCGATACGGCACGAACGCCGCAAGTGGGATTTCGTCGCAGCGGTCCCAGCGGATCAATTCGGGGCTGTTGCCGACCGCATGGGTGTGAATCAGTTCGGCCTGATAGTCGCCATCGGTGTCCATCAAACACCAACCCTCGACATAGCGCACGATGCGCATCGATGGGTCATCCGGCACCGTCGCCGCGCGGATCGCCTGCCCCGACACCCGATCGCGCGCCACCGCCTCGCGCCGGGAGCGTTGGTTGATGTTGGCGGCGGCGGCGCGCAGCACTTTGTCGGCTGGCAGGCCATCAGCGATCAGATCCCCGGCGGGGATATCCCGCACGTGAAAAATCGCCCGCGCGGTCTGCGCCTGGTCGGCATCCGCGACCACCCAAATCGCTTCCGGCATGATTGATTCGACAATCGGCCACGCCCGCGCCGCATGCCGCGTGATCTGCGCGCTGTAGAAGATCGGCGGTCCGCCGGCCTGGAAATACATCGCCCCTTCCGAGGTGGCGGCGACCGCGCGTTGCTCGTGCGGCAGCATCGGCCTTCGCGCGATGCGGCGGGCGGTAATGCCGGTCTCTTGCAGCAGGAATTGCACCTGCGGCGCCAGCAGATTGTTGCATTCCTCGTGCCGCACCGCCCGCTGCGCGCCCCAGCGCCATTTTGCCCAGCCGACTTTGCGGGTCAGGCCGTTCAACAGGATATCGTGCAGGATCATCCATCCCGGATTAGCAACAAATAAGCTCCAATGGGCATATTGCGTGGTTTTCCGAGCCAAATCGGCGTGCAGCAGCCCTAGTTGTTCGTTTTCGGCAATGAGCGGCACAAATTCCACCGGATTTTCGACGCCCATGAAGATTCTAAGCAGCGACGGCAGCGTGGCGCGCACGGTATCGCGCACGGTCGACAAAACCAGCCGCGAGCGGCCGGGTTCTTCGTCGCCGAACGGCTTGGCGGCATAATATTCCGACGCGCGCACGCGTTCTTCGCTCAGCGCGCGGTCATAATTCTGTGCCGCGCTGAAATACGACTGCATCTGCGTTTGTATTGACCGGTCATCGCGCGCGATGCGGTCATAGATGATTTCTTCCTGCCATGGCGTGCCGGATGGCGGGATCATCGGCTGCAAGCCGGCCTCGTAGCGCTGCAATTCCAGCGGCAGATCGGGCATTGCCGAGCGCATCGCCGCCGCCAGCCGGTCATCGTCCGGCCGCGACAGGTCCAGCATGGTCGTGATGCTCATACGCGCCGGGGTGACGAACGCATTGCCGGCGACATTCGGCGGCGCACCCGGCGACAGCAGTCCCATGGCGCCGCTCATGCGGGTTGCTCCCCGGTCTGCGTCAGATCATTCATCAGGCGTTCGCGGTGCACGTCCGCGTTGACCCTTAGAAAGTGCTCCACTTCGCCCCATTTGCTTTTCGCCAGACTCAATCGGCCGCCCTCGTTTGGTTGCGTGCGGCAAAATTGCTGGAACTGCTGCCTTAGCTGCTCGATGCCGGCTGCGCTTGTGTCGTCGTTCATCGATCTTCTCCAACAGCTTCGCCATCACCTCGCCGAGCGGGGTCATTCCATCCCCCGCATCGGCGCCCGCACCGGCACGCGGGTGTTCAGCAGGTTGCCGAGCCCCAATTGCAGCGCCATGCCACTCGGCACGAATGTGCAACACAGCGCGTCGGCGCTGTCCGGCGAACGAAACCCCCGCGCCCGCAGTTGCAGCTTGCTTTCGACCTGCATCCGTCCGTCGCTGAGGAAGGTGACGCGCGGCGCGCACAGATCGGCACGCAACTGGTCATCGAACGGCAGTGACACCGAGCGCGATTCCAGCCATTCGCGCACCGACAGCCAGAGCTGATCGCGCAACCGCACGAAACGCCCGGCGGCCGGCGGCGCTTCGCCGACATTGACCCCGATCACCGGCAGGTTCTGTTCGAGCAGTCGGTCTACTACGCCGGCACCGATGCCGATCACGTCAACCGCGATCAGTTGCGGCCGGTTCGCCGGCTGCGTCAGATCGAACTCGCTCTTGATCCGGCCGGACAGGCCCATTGTGTCGATGCCCTGCCAGCGGCGGGGTGGTTCGGTGACGCGATTGCCGCGCCGCTTGATCAAGCAGCTCTGATCCTGGCCGAACCGCGCCACGTCGACGCCCCAGATTTCCGGCGCGCCGATCAGCGGCAGCTCAACGCGTTCCATGGCACTTTCGACCAGCCCGGCCGGGATCAGCGTATCTTCCTCGGCGAGCGGGAATTCGCCGAGCACGCGGACGCGGTACTGGTTGGAATCCGCGCCCCAGCGGTTCAGCACTTCCTCGATGAACCCCGGATCAACGTAGCGGCTGTCATGACACGACACTTTCCGCAGCCACCATCGTTCCGGCTCCATATTGAACGCGCGCCAGAACATCCCCGTCGCCCGCGTTGGATTGCCGGTCATCACGGTGATGGCGCGCGGCGTGCTCATCGAACCGACAGCGGCTTCGAACACAGCTTCGGGCACGCCGCTGGCTTCATCGATCACCAGCAACAGGTGTTCGCTGTGCAGCCCTTGCAGCGATTCGGGATTGTCGGCGCGCGATGTGCGCGCGGTGACAAAACAATTGTCCGGTTGCGCCTTCAATTCGATCCGGTCGCTCTGCACATCGAACAGATTGGCCCAGGCGAACGGCAGCGAGCGATACACCGCGCGGAGTTCACCGAGCAGTGCGTCGTGCAACTGCGGCGAACTCGGCGCCGTCATGCCGACTTTGAAGGGTAACCGGGTGCAAGTGAACCACACCACCAAATTGGCCAGCCACTTGGTCTTGCCGACACCATGGCCCGAGCGGATCGCAATGCGGGTGTGGCCTTGGCTGATCGCCCGGTTGGCATCTTCCTGCCACTTGTCCGGTTCAACGTTGAGCACCTCGCGCCAGAACGAATTCACTGCGCGTCCGTATTGTTCGATGCAGAGTGCCCACGGATTGCCGGAATTAGCGATCGCTTCGGCGAGCTCGGTCATATCTCAGAGCCCGGCGTTTAATTCGCCGGCCAGCGCGTCGATCGACGGGCCGATTTCCTCTGCCACCACTTTCAACCGCGCCTGATAGTCGCGCGCCAGTGCGGGGTAGTGCTGCGCCAGGTAGGCCGCGCGGCCCTCCCGCCACCAGGCGGTGCAGCGCGCACATTCTGGCGCGTTGACCATGACATCATAGAGCCGGGGCAACGGGATGCCGTTCTCGCGTAGATACGCGAACACGTCGGCGTGGGACCAATCGAGTAAAGGGTAAAATAGCTCAACACCGTCCGGCGCCTGGCCACTCTGCGCCGGCAGTTGCTTCATATCGGCGCGCTTAGTGCCGCGAATTAGCAGGGTGAAACCGTCATCGAGCACCCGTTGATAGAGCGGCATCATCAGGTTGGCGCCGCAGCAGTCATAGCGGGACGCCAGCATGATCCTGTGCTCGCCCATCATCCTGCCGACCGGGTGCGCGCTGTGCGGCAGCAGATCAGTCGGCAACCCGTGTTCGATATTCCACGCCGCTACGTTGGTGTCGATGCGCACGAGATTCGGAATAGCGTCCTCAAACAGCCGTACCTGGTCCCGCATTTCCGGCAGGAGATCACCAGTATCCACATGCATGACGGTGATGCGGTGCAATTCGTGGCGCAGCATGTGCAGCACGGCGGTGGAATCCTTGCCGCCGCTCCACGACAACGCGATCTTTTCGTGCCGATCGAGCGGCGACAGATCGAGCTCGGTCATTCCCGCGTTGCCGTCCAGATCGCCGGCACAAGATCGGCAAACAGTTCCTCGTAAAGCTCGATGTCGCCGAACGCGGTGCGGAACACCGTATCGTCGCCCGGCGGCAGTACGACACGATCCACGTGCCAGCCGGTGGCGGACGTGCAGGCGCGCAGTTCATCCTTGCGAAAGAACTGCGCGCCCAGCACCGCCTGCGTCCGCGCATTGTCACCACGCTGGCGAAGATAGTCGAACACGAACAACCGGCCGCCTGGCCTGACGACGCGCGCGGCCTCTCGCAATGCGTCCACCAGCCCGTTCGCGTGGCACAGCGCGTAGAGGAACATGGCACCGTCGAACGTCGCGTCCTCGAATGGTATTGCGTGCATGTCGACGCGATAAGCGTCCAAGTGGGGTGGCACCTGGTCGAGCTGAAAATCGTTGTTGTTGACCAGCGTGAAATCCAGATCGGGCCGCAATTCCTGCATCAGCGCCGCCGGCTCGCCGAAGCCGCAGCCGATATCGAGCCAATGGGTCCCAACGCCGGGCTCCATGTGGAACAGCAGCGTGCTGATATGCGCGCGGTCGGTCGGTCCCAGCCGGAAGCCCTGCAAAATCCGAATGCCGCGCGCGAGGCAGCTTCGGGATGCCTCGTTGATCGCTTCGACCGGGATCACCGCAGGTAGCCGAGCAGGAACAGGATCACCAGCAGGATCAGCAGCACGCCGAGGATGCCGCCGAATTGCGGTGCGCCGTAATAGCCCGAGCGATAACCGTAGCCGCCGCCGAACAGCACCACCACCAGCACCACGACGAGCACCACCATCAGCGGGCTCACCCGCGTGGTGATCCGTCTGCGCCGCGCGTGATGGTGACGTTGGCCCACATGGCGCAGTCACGGAGCTGGCGCAGGACGAAGGTTTTATCCGGCCCGTCCGGCAACTCACGTTCGATGAACCCGACGAACTGCGCGAAGCTCTGCCGCACGCTGGCCATCGTTTCGAGCTGCGCGTCGGTCGGCTTGAGGTACTCGAACGTGGTGCTGTGCAGCGGCATACCAAATGCTCCGGTGTCGGGTTACGCCGCCGCCCGGCCTTGGAAACAGAGCGCGGTGTGGTCGGCGCAGTAGGGCGATAATTCGGCCACCGTCGCGTCGCAGAACATCCGGCGGCCGGTGATGTACTGGCAGCTCGAAAAACCGGGGCGCGGTTTATAGCGCGGCATGCCTTTGGGGCGACCGACGTTTTCCGCCACGCTGGCCGCCCCGCCGGGCGCTCCCGGTTTCCCTTCGGCACGTCGCGAAGGCGCGACCGCGACCGGCTTCGGCGCCGGCAGCGGTTTGGCCTTCTGGGGCTCGATGCGGGCGCGTTCGGCGGCACGACGGCGCCGCCTGGCGGCCTGGCTGTCAGGGCAGCCGTGCAACGGGCTGCCGCGCGGTGGCAGCCGGGCGCGTGTGCGGTAGCCGAGCACGGCGGATTTCGTGGTGCGGAGCTCGGCCGCAATCTCGGTCGCCTTGATCCCGCTCAGCCAGAGCTGCACCAGTTTGCGGCGGAATTTGAGCGGTAGATCGCTATGGGTGCAGCCCCAGCAGATCAACGCCCCGCCGATCGCGCGGTTCCACACCAGCGGCGCGGTGCAATCGGGGCAGCGCTGCGCGGCGTCGCCCCTGGCCCCCGCCGCCCACGCCCGGCGCATTTCGTCTGTGGTCCGGCCGTTCTGCCAGATAACCCCTTCGACGGCGTTGATAGGTCCGCGCAGATAAGGCGGGGCCGGCTCCAAGCGGGGGCCGGGGGGGGTCGCGAGCGACGCGCTGGCGGGGGGCGCGTCGGCTGGCATCAGTCGCGGCCGCGGGGCGGCAGCGTGACAACCGAGGCGGAACTGGTGTGCGGCATGGTGTGTGCCTCCCTGTCACCAGCCTGCGGCGCCGGTTCCGTGTTGTCAATTAGGCGCTGCCTACCCAACATGCCGCCCCCGCTCCCGCGCGGCGCATCCAGCACGGTCCGCGCACCAAACTGCGACGCGGCCAGAAAGTGGCCAGCGAGTAGGGAATGAACACCATCCAACCCGCCGGCATTGTCCAGATCGGATTGCTTGAGGTGACAGTACGGCAATAGGAGCTCGATTGCGCGCATGTAGTAATCGGCCGCCCATTTGTGGTCGGCGCCCGGCACGGCCTTGCGAATATGCGCGATTGCCTCGGCCAGCGTGCGGCGGGTGATCAGATGCAGCGCTTCGGCTGGCAATCGGCCACGTTCGGACAGGTATTCTGCCGTTCTGCGCGTGTCATAGCGTGGCTGTTTCCGCCGAGGCTTGCGCCGGTCGTGCGAATCGGGTGCCTCGGTGACCGTTTGGTGGTTACCCTCGCTGTCAAACGCCAGCGCAATTTGCGCGTCCGATGGCGCCGGCAAGGGGTTTTCGGCCTCAATCGCGTTCCCGACTGCCGGAATTTTCGTTTCGCTTTCTTCCGCTACCATCGGTTGCACCCCTCCCTAAGCCACTGAGCTCGTTACACTCTCTCTCCTCTCTCCCTCAAAAGAGGAAAGAGAGAGAGAGATGGTACAGGGCAGGACAGGTAGCAGGACAGTAGGAAATGCCGAGTTTCACTGTGCGCACAAAAACAGGACGACAGGACGGTTGGGACGGTGTTTTCGCGTTGGCGTAAATGAATGCGAGGCGGTCGCGCGCGGGAGTCTATACCACGCGCGACCCCTAACGGATTTCATACGCGCGCGAAAATGCCGTCCCAACCGTCCTGTCGTCCTGTTTTTGTGAGGGAGGCTGACAATTCCAGGACGGTCTGGAATGACCAACTGTCCTGCCGTCCTGTTCGGAGCGCCGATGCCAGCGACGCCTACCATACCACACTCGGGCGTATGGGGAACCGGCACAGAAAAGCCCGGCAGCGTCGCCACTGCCGGGCTTGTCATGGGCGTATGGGGTAATCAGCGCCGCGATGGATCGGGCGCCAGTCGCGCCCCATAGAGTCGCTGCTCACGCGCCCAATTGTCGATTGCCTTAACTTGCGCGTCATACGCGGCTTGCGTCATGCCGGACCGCGCCTCAAGAAACCGCCGGTCTAGCGCGTCCATAGAACGCTCAATAGCACGCTCGATTTGTTCTTCGGTCATTAGCTCACACTCCCGCCGGGCGATGGGGATAATAGCGAGCACAGATTGCAGCGCGTTCCGCCTCGGTAGGCTCGCGTTCGATGTGGTGGATATAGCTAATCCGACCCCGCTTATCTTCACAGATTACGTCAACCCAAAGGAATTCGTTACGATTAAACGCGCGCTCCGCCATCCACACCGCGCCACGCTTATCGCGATACGCGCGCCGCTCCGTGCGACCGTTTAGGCAATCGTGAGCATTTACATAGTAGGTTGGCACTGCCGTTACTCCGTTTGCTTGTTGACGAACGAATATCTAATGGCTGCCGCACATACGTGCAATGCGCACGTAAGCATGGCAGCCATGTACAGATCACAGATCAATCGCAGAGTGTGAGCCGTAACTTTAGCAGCTTCGGCATAAGATCAGTGCGGATATGGACATAATCGCCGCCCCCGCTAAATTTGTCGCCATCGAGATAGCCAAGCAATTCGTTTAATGCGTCGCGGGTTTCACTGATTGTCGCGCGCGCGTCATCTCGCTGCCGGGCCAGGGTTTGAATGTGGTTTGCCATGATCAGCGCCCGCACACATCGCTGCACTGATCTTCATACCGCGCGTCCAGACCGTCGCCAGCGTAATCGTTGACAGCCATCTGTTCGCGCAGCACGGCCGTGCAGCGCGCGCTGCTACCGTCCAGCCCGCCAACGTGCGCAATCCCGTATGTCGTGCGGCCGGCAATCGTGCTGGGCGGATAGTAAGTCGCCACCTCGCCAGCCTGTATCATCGCGCCGCAGCACAGGCATTTAGCGGCATATTTCACGCTGATAGTGCGGGGCTCTGGGCGACGGTTGCGGTTAAACTTTCTTGGGTAGGCCATGGGGACACTCCGTTTGCTTGTTGACGGAGCGATATCTAGTGACACTCTCATACGTGCGCAATACACGTATAGCGCATGCCAGCCATGCATTTACGTGCGTTGCGCACGCGTGACGGCGCCGCTAAATCTCTGTCCGTCAACAAGGCAACGGAGCAACGAGCGTGAAAACCGAAGTCTATCAACAAGTCACAGACCGTATCGTGACGATGCTAGAGGCAGGAACCAAGCCATGGCAAAAGTCATGGGATGGCAGTTTTCCCACCATTACCGGTGCCATGCAGCGCCCGTTGCGCGCCAACGGTCAGGCATACAAGGGCATGAACGTCATTAATCTTTGGTGCGCAGCGCAAACGCGTGGCCTACAGTCGCGCCATTGGATGACATACAAGGGCGCGCAAGAACTCGGCGCGCAAGTGCGCAAGGGCGCGCGGGGCGAATTCGCCTTCTATGTTGGCCAGTCGACGCGCGCGGCGGAAAACGAGAATGAGTCAGATCAAACGTTCTCATTTCTCAAGTGCTACCACGTGTTTAACGCGGACGAAATCGACGGCTTGCCGCCACGTTTCGCGCCAGTCGCGGCGCCCGTCGACATGCCGGCGCCTATCTGCCCGCATGCGCGCAATCTGACAGTCGACGCGTTTTTCGCTGACGCTGGCGTGCGGCTTGCGCATGGCGGCGATCGGGCATTTTACAGCCCGTCGCTTGACGCGGTGCGCATGCCAGAGCTCGGTGCGTTCAATTCGGCTGAGTCCTATTATGCCACGCTGGCGCATGAGGCTGTCCATTGGACGGGCCATGACTCCCGTTGCGCCCGGCCATTCGGTAAGCGGTTCGGCGACAATGCATACGCGATGGAAGAACTGGTTGCCGAACTCGGCAGCGCGTTTCTGTGCGCTGACTTGGCCATATCGGACGCACCGCGCGCGGACCATGCCGACTATCTGGCGAATTGGCTGGCCGTTCTGAAAGCCGACAATCGGGCGATCTTTACCGCCGCGTCCGCTGCGGACCGCGCCGCATCATTCCTGCATGCGGCACAACCAAGCGCGGCCTTGCTGGCCGCGTGACCACCCGGCGCCGCGCCACACTTTCCAGGCGACAGCGCGGCGCCGGGGCTTTCCCACAAACCACACAACAGGAGTCTAAAGCCATGTCGACCGTTTCCGCAATTCCCGTGTGCGAGTGTTGTGGCCAGCCGTTGCGCAAGCGCGCGGCGCGCAAGGCCGGGCCATCTTTTCGCGGCTATGATGATTTCGTGCCAGCCTACAACGCCGCGCGCCATGCCGCCATCGCCGCGCTTGGCGAGCGTTGGTTTCTGGTGCCGGGCGCCAGCACATGGGCGCGCATCCCGTCCGCATGGGCGGCATGCAAGGTTTACGGCCGCGTATCGCACGCGCCGCGTGACCGTCGCCTGCCGGCCGCGCACTACTGGCCAGCCGGCGTCATGCCGAGCGGCCCCGAGTATGCCGAGCCGGCGCCCGTGCGGTTCGCGGAGGCGGCGTGATGGGCGCGCCGATGGTTCGCAAGTTCAGCGCGGCCGGGCCGTGCCTGACGCTCGGGCGCATGTATCGCCAGACCGACTCATATCTGTACTTCCAGCCGGTCAATCAGCCATGCGCCAATCCGCGCCGTGTTCTGAAATGTCTGCCGGCGCACTGGTCGCCACACCACACTGAGCCGTGCCCGTCGTGCCGCGACCACCCGCGCTCGCAATACCCTGACGGCTACCACGATTGACTGATCCGCACGTAAACGAATAACCCTGCGGCCGGCATGTTCTGCCGGCCGCTTTGCTTCGGAGGATACTACAAATGACCGGCGCTCAGTTCTCTGCGCTGCTTGAACGCGTCGGCTGGAAAGGCCGTTGGCTGGCCGAGCGGCTTGGCCTGTCGCGTGGCCACATGGGCGACATGATGACCGGCCGCGTGACAGTCCATCCAGCGATCACCGAGTATGTGCAACGCGTCGCCAAGGCGATTGATAGCGTGCCGCTGCCCGATATGGCCGATCGCCGATTCCGCGAGGATTAGTGCAACAGCCCGGCGGCACTATCGCCGGGCTGTTCCTCGGCCGCCTGTCCGCTCGGGCGTGGCGACGCGCCGGGCTGCAACACAAGGGCAATCGGTACATTCACGCAGCGCGATTGCACGCCCCGAAACCATGCCTTGCTGACGGTGGCGCCGGGCGCGCGTTTCAGTGCTTGTGTCCAGCCGCCACCCGTTGCTGACTCAGGCATGGTGCGCCAGCGGCTTTCCTCAAATACCTCGGCCAATTGCGGGTTATTGTGCGCCACTTGCAGCACGATATCGTTGCCGCCGTTCTCACCGGACAGCGCCGCGACTCTGAGCCCATAGGCGGCCAGCAAACGCTTGGCCGATGCGACGCGGTTGGGTTCCTCGCTGTCGGCGCTCACGTCCTCATCTTCGCCCAACAACGAAGCCTGCATGCGGGTTGACGGATTGGCCAGCGCGGCCGTGACCACCGCCACGGTCTCGCCGAGCTGCGTGCTGTTGGCACGATGCTTTTCCGTGCGATGCGCGCTCAATCGATCCAGGCAACGGCGGTATTCCGGCTGCTGTTCCTCGGCGGCGTCCGCCAACAGTCGCGCCATCTGGTGACTGGCCAGCCGGCCGGGCAAGTTCATGCGTTCTAAATCGTCGTACAGCGCCACCGACACCAGGCCAATCAAAGTGCCATACAAATCGACCAACCGGCCGCTTTGGTCCTGCGCCGTCATCAGCGCGCGGAGCTCGGGCAGCACGGACGCGTTTAGCAGTTTCCAGCGTTCTGCCAGCACGGCGGTCAATTCCAGACCCAGCACGGCCAGCCGGTCGAAACTGAACGGCGGGCGCTGAAAGGCGGCCTTCATGGTGGTGATGACCAGCATCCGCGATGCGTCCTCGCTTTTCAGCGGCGGCGCGATAATCGAGCTCATGATGAAGCAGCTCACCACCGGAAATTCAGTGCCGATATGCTGGCTTGAGCCGCGCCGCAGGATGCCGCCCGTGCTGGCCTGGCGCGCCAGCGCGATCACCCGATCCTGTTTTTTCGGGTCGGTTTCGGCCTCGAATTCGTCGTAACAGACCGGGATGGAGCGATTGCGCAACGCCTGCCAGATACCGGCCGCCGTGGCGTCCGTGATGTCGACCAGGCCGTTAGCGCCGAGCGTGGCGCGGACCGCGTGTTGCAGGGTGGTTTTGCCGGTGGCCATTTCGCCGACAATGAAACCATGCGGGCGGAACGTCAGTGCGCCACCCAGGATGGCGTCGCAGATCAAGCCCAGTAGCATCAGCGCGTCGAATGAGCCGCGCACCAGGCCAAACGTCTCCAATCGATCCAGCAATTCCTCGGCCGGGCTGCGCTGGCCAGCGACCAAGCCACGCATGGCTTTGGTGACTTTGGGCAATGGCGGCAGCGGCGGACCTGGCACGTAGACGAATTCGCCGACGCGGCCCAGCGGGCGCACCTGGCCGTTGATGTGCAGATGGTCACCCCGGTGCAGGATCAGATCACCGTCCGCGCCGAGCCACGCGCCGACGCTGCGGATGTTGGTCGGTTCCCAATGGCCCATCAGGTGACAGGCATTCATTAGCTCGCGGCGCGCGCGATCGGCCACGAAACCTTCGACCGGCTTGCCGTTGCGCATGCGCGGATAGCGGTTGCGCAGAAACGGCGAATTGCCGCAGATCGAATCGAGCCACGCGCCACCCATATCGCGCGCGGCGGCCGGGCGTAGGTATCGCTCGCTATCGATCACCCAGTAATGCACGCCATCGAAACCAACCGGCTCATAAGGCGCATCGCCAATCAGCGCATGCACCTGTGCCAGCCTGGCAGCGACGGCGGGCTGGTCATTGGTGACATTGACCACGCGCGACGGCCGGCGCCTGCGATGATCGGCCAGCCGTTCGATATTCTCCCCCGGTGTTTCATCCGGGGGTTTCGGCGGTTCGTCAGCCACCGGAAGCCGGCGCGTTCCAAGGCTTGAACGCCAACATTTCCCCTGGCGTCAGAAACGGATCATTCCAGTTCCCATGGAAGGGGATGCACCGATCATCGATCGTCAGCCACGCGGCCAGCGTCGGTTTCATTGCACCGTGCTCACGGTATGGCCGAATGGCTCTTGCGCCAGCGCCTGCGCGCCGGCTGGTGTCAGCACCGCCATGGCGACCGGCCAGTCATGCTCCCGGCCGAAGTGAAACCGCACCAGACCCATCCGGTGCAGGATGCCGAGCTCTTTTTCGTTGACGTTTTTTTCCACCTTGCAGCCAGGGCCGGCCGCGCGTTTGAGCAGCGAGAACTGCGGCCCCGACACGCCGATGATTTTTTCCCCCGCGCCTTCGCCGACCTTGACCGAGTGAAATTCGTTCCTGATCCGGCGCTTGGTGGTCGCGCTCACGGCGACAACGCGCTGTCGGCGGTCTGAAACAACGGCTCGCCGGCCGGTGGCGCCGGCTCATCATGCGCGGCGCCGTTGGCGGCGGTCTTGGCCGGCCGCCCGCGCTGGCGCTTCGGCCTGGCCGGCGCCTGCTGCGTGGCGGCCCGTGCGGTCTGTTCGCCGGTCTGCGCGCCGTCGTACTCCGCCTCATAGCGACGTTCGATGGCATAGCGGTATTCGAGCAGCGTGGCGGCCTGGCGCAGCCGGGCAGCGGTATATTGCACGCCTACCGGCGTATCGGTGTGCGGCCCGAACACGATCATGCCCAGCAGTCCTTCAAGCGTCGAGTTGTTCATGGCGCGTCTCCCTGATGAAATCGTTGGCGTCTTTCACGCCCGGCGGCGGCGTCCAGTCGAACACCTCGCGGCCCTCGGTGCGCCACTGTTCGCGCGCGATGTCGCGGTCCTCGGTGACGCTCCAATTTTCCCCGTCGCGATCGGCCACCAGGCAGATGCTGGTGAACACCGCTGGCAATTTGAGCTCCAACAGATTGTTGGCGGCGACATAGGCCGCGGCGCGCCACTCGGGTTCGAGCTGCGCGACGCTCAGGGCGTTTTCGATGCCTTCGGCGAGCAACAGCCGGTCACCGTCCGGCGCCTTGGCCCACGCCTTGCCGCTGGGGCCGCGCAGCAGCGGGATAACACCGCCCTTGTACGGGCCGCGCACTTTCTTCGGCGCATCGAGCGCCGCCTTGCGCCAGCCAAACGGAGAAACCGGTTCCAGCCAGGTGCGATGGATCGCGGTCTGTTTGCGGGTTTCGCAGTTGATAATGGGTGCGATCATCGCCGGCATTTTGCGCTGTCGCTCGGCGCACCAGAGTTCCGGGTGAAAGCGCAGCGCCTTGGGCGGATCGATCAACGCCGGTTCGATGCCGCGTCCGCGCAGATAGAGCCCGACCGGGTTGGTCCAGTCGAATTCGCGCGCGTGCAGATACATCCCCATGCCGTTGTCCGCCGCCGGCTCGGTCTGCGGTGGCGCGGCAATCGCCACCGAGCGCGGCGGCGGCAGTCTGGCGCGGTGTTCGTCACCGCCGACGAACGCCAGCGCCCACTGAAACGCGGCGACATGATCGCCCTGGCACGCCGCGTCGCGGATCAGACTGAGGAACGAGCGCCCGGCGACGCCGGCTGCGCCGTAGCACTGCCAGGCGCCGGTTTTGCCGCCGCGCACCACGACGGCCCACTTGCTGCCGTCCGGTCCGGTGGCGCGGTACTCGCTACCGTGAATTTTGCCGCCGGGAAGTACGCGCGCCAGAATTTCGTCGGCGCTGGCCGCGAGCAGCGCCTTAACGGCATCGGGATCAAGTCGGGCCACGGCGGCTGTCCCAAACGCTGCCGGCCAAATAGACGCGGACGCCGAACGGGCCGCGATAGATCGAGAGCGTGAACCCGCGACCGCCTTCATTAAACACGAACCAAAGCCACTCACGCGGCAGGAACTGAAACAGCGGGAGCCGGCAGTGCGTCAGTTCACCATCGATCAGCCATGTGCGCCGCCGCTTCATGCAGTCGGGCGGCCATTGAGGTCGCGGATCAGCGCATCGAGCGACCAGCGCAGCACGTAGCGCAGCCGGCCGACTTGCAGCGTGGCGAGTTGGCCGTCGGCCACCAGGTTGGCGATCTGGCGCCGTGTCAGGTGCGACTGGCTGGCGGCGAGGTTTTGCGTCACCAGTGGTGAGTCGGCCATGCGAATCGTTGCTTGGCGCGACTCGATAAGGTCGTGCATCCCGATTCGCCCCCTGTTCGTTCCGGATGGTGTTGGTGCGGGGTGTCCTCGTGGCGGAAGCGACCACCGTAGGCTGTGGGCAGAATTGTGCGCAACTGTCGGGTAACCGGTTTGTCATTGTGAGTTGTGCTTGGATGGCTGCGGCTGTGCGCGCTTGCGCGAAGAATACGCAGTCGGTATGTGTTGGCTAGGCGGTCCGTTCCCAACACCGTCACCCACCGTTTCACGGAGCGCAATTCACCATGGCCACCTCGATCCGGGAATCCGCCCCCGGCGTGTTCGACGTCTGTGTCCGCCCCGGCGGCCACCACAAGCCGCATTATTTCCGTGTCGGCAGCCGCGAGAAGCCGGCGACCAAACCCGAGGCGCAGACCGCTGCCGCCAAATGGCTGCGCCAGGTCGCGTTGCGCCCGCTCGCCGCCACCTGCACGCTCGGGCAATGGCTCGGCCATGTGCTGGCGTCGTCCCACGACCTGGCGCCGGCCACCCGCCGCACCTACGCGGGGCATCTGCGCAACTGGATCGATCCCGCGCGGCCCGATCCGCTGCCGGCGCACTGGTGGTCGATCGGCGAAATGCCGTTGCGAAAAATCACCGCCGACGATCACGGCGCCTTCCTGGTGCGCACCATGGACGGCGATGGCGGGGTTAATCCGCATCGCCAGCGGCGCCGCCCCGGCGAGCCGCGTCGCGGCGTCAGCGCCCGCACCGTGCGCGACGCCATCGTGTTCATCCGCGCCGGCCTCGACCGCGCGGTAGAGTCCGGCATGCTCACGGTCAATCCGTGGGCGTCGGCCAAACTGCCGCGCGCCAAGCGCCGGCCGCCCGCCATTCCCGGCCGCGCCGATCTGTCGCGGCTGTCGGAATGCCCGCAACCGCGCGTGCGGCTGTTGCTGATGCTGGCGGCCTATACCGGCGCACGGCGCGGCGAGCTGCTGGCGTTGACCTGGGAACAGGTCGACCTGCGCGGGGCTCACCTGACGATTGGCGCTTCGCTGGATGACAGCGGCGGCCCCGGCACACTGCCGACGCTGAAAGAGCCCAAGACGGCATCCGCCCGTCGCACCATCGAACTGCCGGACGCGGCGCTGGCGGAACTGCGGCTGGCCCGGCTGGCAGCCAACGCGGCAGCGGTCAGCCTCAGCCGCCGCATCGAGGCGTTGCCGGTATTCGCCAACGAGGATGGTTCCTGGTGGGCGCCCGACGCGGCCTCAATCGCGGCACTGCGCGCGCTGCGCGCGCTCGGCCTGCCCGGCAGCCTGCATAAGCTGCGCCACGCGCACGCCACCCTGCTGCTCGGCGGCGAGGGACGCGTCAGCCCGCATGTCGTGTCGCGCCGGCTCGGCCATGCCAACGTGGGCATCACGCTGGAGCTCTATGCGCACGCGATTCCGGCCGACGATGCGGCGGCGGCGGCGGCGATTAACCGGATTTTCGCGCCGCAGAATGGCGTCGCGCGGGGTGGCTCGCGATAAGTTGACCAGCCGCACCCGGCCCGCTAGCGTGACCGGGCTAACAGAAATCCGAGAACCTTACCCCCGCCGTTGGGCAATGGCGGGGGATTTTTCATGCCCGCCGCAGAAGCCTGGTCTCGGCCTCGGCGCGGAAAATCCTCATCATGCGGTGCAGATCGTTCTTTCGGTTGGGCCGAAGAACGACCCGCCTGACGAAGCCGGGCACCTGTTTCGTCGACAGAAGCACGACGCCCTTGGTCGCGTTCACATAGGCATCGACCTGGATCACGGTGGTCATGGCTCAGCCTCAATTGTGGCAACTGGTGATTTGCTCGTGGTCAGGCGCGGAAAGGGGCATTGAGGTGGCCGGCATGAAGGAATTTCGCGAACAACCCTGGATGTGCGGCGCCTGCGGCTATCTCATGGATGCCGCATCCCTGGTGTGGGAGAACGGCCTTCCCACCCCAGCGCCGGACGAAGGCGACTACTCGCTCTGCATGAACTGTGGCCAGTGCCACGTTCGCCACAGCCTGCGCTGGCTCAAGATCACCGCCGCTGAGTTGGCCGAAATGCCCGCCGAGAACCGCAAGCAGGTCACGACGGGGCAGATGGCCATTGCTGCGGTCATCGACCGCGATCTGTCCAAACGTGGCGGCAGGGCGTGAGGGGCAGGTTGATGAGTAGGAACCCGTGATGCGGTGGCTGATGAACCTCTGGCGGCAGCGAC